TCGTAGCCTTGTTGAAGAAACTAAAATTGGAATGATTCTAGTTAGCCACCTCAAGCGCCCTGAAGGTAAGGGACATGAGGAAGGCGCAAGCACTAGCTTAGCACAACTTCGTGGCTCTGCCTCCATTGCTCAACTCTCCGATATTTGTTGTGGACTAGAGCGTAATGGGCAGTGTCCAGACAACAAGAACAAGACGCTCGTCCGTGTTCTTAAAAATAGATTCTCTGGGGAAACAGGTATCGCCTGCGCCCTCAACTACGACCCAATTACTGGCTTAATGGCTGAGGAACATTACTGCGAGAACCCCTTCTAATATATGAAATATTGCTCAAACTTCCGCCACGACCTTGAAGTAGGACAAGTAGCTGAAAAAGAGATTGGTGAATTGCTATCTGAAAAGAAAATAGAAATTAAAAAAGATATGCTTGCCAAGAAGACGGGCAATGTTTTTGTTGAGTATATGTCACGAGGCAAAGTCTCTGGCATCGACCGTTCCGAAGCGGATTATTACTGCTTCGTTGTAGAAAACCTAATCATCTTCATTCCGACTGTAGACCTCAAAAAACTTATTGAGCCTCTCAAGAAAACAAAGAGGGACGTCAAAGGAGGAGACAATAACACATCACGGGGCATCCTGCTCCCACTAACCACACTAATACCAACAAATGAATAGTATAGCATTTTTCGATATAGAAACGAACGCCATTGAGGATTGGACAAAGCTGTCCGACCTAGAGACCGTTCACTGTATAGCCATACACGACAGCACAGGAACGATTGCGTTCTCTGGTGAGTCCGTACTGACAGGGGTTGAACGACTGAAAAAGTATGACGCCATTGTAGGACATAACTCTATTGGGTTTGATTACCCAGCTTTATACAAGATGTATGGCTTCCAGCACCCTATGGTTCTGGACACGGCAGTCATGGCTCGTTGTCTGTATCCAGATATAAAAACCAGTGACTACGAAAGGCACTACAGTGACCCTGAAAATGGGTTTCCCCGCGCATTACTTGGGTCTCATAGTCTGAAGGCTTGGGGTATACGCATTGGTGTATATAAGGACGCCCACGGTGATACCGAGGATTGGACTACTTGTACTCCAGAAATGATTGAGTATTGCAAGCAAGACACCTACGTGACCTACCGCTTGTATGCCCATTTTCTTAAAAAGAAACCAGATGTTCGTATGCTTACGCTTGAACATAAGTTTGCTAAGCTCATGCGTGTACAGGAGTGGAATGGCTTTCCGTTTGACGTAAAAGCGGCTGAGAAGCTTACCTCTGACCTTATGGTTCGCCGTGCGGAACTTGGAGATGACTTAGCTAAATCCTTTGGGCCTAGCGTCGAGACCCTCAAGAGTTTCTGGTGGGTAGCCCCAGACGGAACAACCTCCAAGACTAAGAAAGCTTTAGTCGAAGCAGGATGGAAGCCCAATGAGATTGAGAAGGGGCCTAATCGCACCAAGGAGATACCCTTTAACCCTAACTCCCGTGACCAAATATGTGAGCGGTTGATGTCTGAAGGATGGAAACCCGCCGCTTATGATGGCAAGCGACCTAGGATTGATGAGGCTGTGCTTAAAGAGATAGGCACTCCTAACGCTCTAAAGCTCTTAGAATACTTGCTTGTATCGAAGCGTCTTGGACAAGTTGCAGAAGGCAACCAAGCGTGGCTCAAGCTCTACAATGATGGACGAATACACGGGAGGGTAAACACCAACGGTGCTATCTCTGGTCGTTGCACACATTCACAGCCAAATGTAGCTCAAGTGCCAGCGGGACGCGCTCCCTACGGCAAAGAGTGTAGGTCTTGTTTTACTGCCCCAGAAGGTAAGGTGCTTGTTGGTGCTGATGCCTCTGGGTTAGAACTTCGTTGCCTTGCTCACTACTTGCACAGATGGGACAGTGGAGCTTACGCCAAGGAAATACTCACAGGTGACATCCACTCGGCTAACCAGAAAGCGGCGGGGCTTGAGACGCGTGACCAAGCTAAGACTTTCATCTACGCCTTTCTCTACGGAGCAGGTGATGCTAAGATAGGCTCTATTGTTGGTGGTTCTTCTAAACACGGCAAAAAACTTAAACAATCTTTCATGTCCAAAACTCCTGCTATCCGTCACCTATCCGAGGCGGTGGCTAACAAAGTACAACAGACAAACAAACTAATAGGTCTGGATGGACGTGGACTACCGTGCCGCTCTGCACACTCTGCGCTCAACCTGTTGTTACAGTCAGCAGGAGCGGTGGTGATGAAGCAGGCACTCGTTGAGTTCTCTGAGATGGCAACTCGACCCTACGAACTACACGGCAATATCCACGATGAAGTTCAGTTTAGCTGTGACCAAGCTGACGCTGATGCTCTTGGAAGTTGTTTTGTAGAAGCACTCGCCAAGGCAGGTAAAACCCTTGGTTTCAAATGCCCATTAGACGGAGAGTATTCCGTTGGGACTAACTGGTCAGAAACACACTAACACAAGTATGAACATAACACTAACACACGGAGACTGCGTGGAAGAAATGAAAAAGATGCAGGAAGGCAGTGTAGACCTTACGGTTACATCTCCTCCTTACGACAACCTTAGAACCTATGAGGGTAGTCTTCAATGGAATGAAGGCATCTGGAAGCAGGTAATAGAGCAGTTGTTTAGAGTGACAAAGCAAGGAGGAGTCGTTGTTTGGATAGTTGGAGACGCTACTATTAAAGGAAGTGAGACTGGAACCAGTTTCAAGCAAGCGCTGTACGCTATGGATGTAGGCTTCTCTCTTAACGATACCATGATATACCAGAAGTTTGGCTCTGGATTGCCTCATAAATCTCACAGGTACGGACAGTCGTTTGAATATATGTTCGTATTTTCAAAAGGTAAAAACACACATGGGGAAATTCAAACTTACCCAAAAACAGGAGCAGTAGGTAAAACAACTAGGAGACAAAAAGACGGTAGCATCAAAAAAGGGACTTATAACATAGGAGGCGGTAAGTTGCCTAATATCTGGCAATATGCTGGGGAAACAAAACAAAAACACCCTGCGCCTTTTCCAGAACAACTAGCTTACGACCATATTATATCTTGGAGCAACGAAGGCGACCTAGTGTTCGACCCTTTTCTTGGTTCTGGCACTACAGCCAAAATAGCTAAGAAACTTAACCGCAACTTCATCGGCATTGAAAAAGTCGAGGAGTATTTTGATTTAGCTCAAGAGCGTATCAAAACCATTCAACCTGAACTAACACTAACATGAAAACATTATTCCTAGATGGCGATATGCTTGCCTACCGAGCCGCCTTCAGTAACGAGGTAGAGACTAAATGGGAGGACGCTGTATGGACGTTACACACGGACGTAAACGCTTCTCTCGCTTATTGTGACGACTTTATTGAGTCTATGTGCAAGAAGTTTAACACTGAGGATTACTTCGTAGTCTTCAGTCCTAAGACTAACTTCCGCTATGAACTCTTTCCTGCCTACAAAGGCAACCGTAAGAGCAAGCGTAAGCCCTTAGCATTAGCCGAACTGAAGAAACAAATGCGTAAACGCCACACGTTTATGATGTATAATAATATGGAGGCTGATGACCTTATCGGCATTATGTGTACGCAAGACCCTAAGAACACCATTGCTCTCAGCGGTGACAAGGACTTTGCTACTCTACCCATCACTTGGTACAATTACCTCCGTGATGAATTAACTACTCTCACAGAAAAAGAGGCTAACAATAACCACCTCATCCAAACATTGATGGGTGACACAACCGATGGCTACCAAGGTATCAAAGGTGTTGGGCCTAAGACCGCTGTAAAGCTCTTAGACAAACACGGCTGGAACTGGAAAGGCGTCGTTAAAATATATGAAAGCAAAGACATGACAGAAGAGGACGCGCTCCTCACGGCTCGTCTTGCTTACATTCTTAGAAAAGACAACTTTAAAGACGGAAAAATTATATTATGGCAACCCCCTACAAAATAGATGTAAGTGACCAGACGATTTATATTGCTGGGCCTATGACAGGCATTGAAGAATACAACTTCCCTGCTTTCGACGCCGCTTCTTTTAAATTTAAAGAAAAAGGCTTTAATGTTATTAACCCTGCCGCGCTAAGCAGGACACACGCCGCTGAACTAGGCATTGAGATAGGAGAGCTATGCGTACGCGAGTGCGCGATGATTGACCTTGTTGCTGTTATTGGAACCGCATCACATATGTATATGTTGAAAGGCTGGGAGTATTCCAAAGGAGCTAAAACAGAACACGCTCTAGCGGAGTGGCTCGGTATATCCATCAGCTACGAAGCCGAAGAGAGCATACAAGCTCACGCTACTCACAACAAGGAGTGGTGGTTTGCCTTCCAAGCTGAACAGTTCAATCGTATCTCTAAGCTAACCAAGAAGAAGAATGATGACTACACAGGTGGTTCCTTCACTTCTAATCCTTTTGCTAACTTCGATGAAGCAGATGATTTTGGGGTAGACCCACTCATCGGACTATCACTTCGTATGGGCGATAAGATGCAAAGGCTCAAGGCTTTCTGTAACGGAGGTCTCTCTTTGGAGACTAATGGAGACACCGTAGCGGACATCTTTAATGACTTAATTGGTTACAGTTCAATCGCTTTAGGTATGCTGGAACGTAAGAAGGAGGTGGACTAATATGGACAATAACGATGCTTTTCCTGCTGTTTCCACTAATTTTATCAAGAAGTTAGAAGAAGTTTTTCCTTTACGGGATGACTTTGATTACGGCACTTCTCAAAACGCGCTCGTCTATTATTACGGACAGCGCTCTGTAATCCGATTTCTTATAGAACAAAATAAAATTCAAAACGAAAACATATTAACCAAGGTTTAACTATGTGCATGTCATCACCCAAGATACCAGACCCACCCCCACCACCCGCACCTCCTCCCCCTCCTACCAAGACAGCGGAGAAGGTAGGAAACAAAGCCCTCAAAAGGCGTCAGAGTTCAAGAAAACGTGGAACATCTGCATTAACAATACGTCGCTCTGCCGTGAACACTGGTTCAGCGGGTTCTGGCGCAAACATCAGCTACTAAATAATGCCCTCAAAAACGATTGATGTCACTAATGGTGACGGAACTACTAGAAGTATTGTAATTCCCGACCGCAGTCGGTTTGCGGGGGTAAGAAATATTAGTAGAAACGGTAAACCCCTTAGCGACTCCACTACACAAATACAAGTAACCGTTGCAGGACACTCAAACATTAGTGGGATATATATGATAGACCCCAGTTATGCTGATGGTTTATCGTGGTCGCAACAGGGAGGCGATGGAAGACTATTACATTCTCAAAACGGTCAGTTTACTTTTGAATGGATACTTTTAGATAATGATGATGGCATCCCCTATACATCATGGAATGGTGGGTTAATGTCTGAAACAGCTCCCAGACCTTGGAGTGCTGTCGGTAGTCTTCCAAGCAGTATAACGATTGAATCTGCCCCTCAAACACTTACAGTAAACCGCACAGCTCCAGTAATTACCTCAGACCGTAAGGGTGAGTCTCGTCCACTACTAAGTAAAGTTGTAGGTGGAGCGTCAGCGGCATACAGCCTTCGTGACCTCAACGACAAAGCGGGAAACAACAAGGTAGTCCGTGTTCGTCGTGCTAGTGACAACCACGAGCGTGACTTCTTAGCTAAGGAGATATCTAACGGAACGCTTACTAAATTTGTAAATTCTCAGGTGGTAGCACCTCTGGACATTAAGGCTCTTACAGCTACGGGTCGTGATGGTGCATACCAGATAGCAAAAGCCGCTTACTCCCTTCGTAGTCTAGGGACACGACAGGCTACTGTAATATCAAGTGGTGATACTGCTGGCGATACATCAGGTAAATATGTATGCCAAGTGCGTCGTAATGTTAATGGAGATGTAAAGTCCTTTACGGCTACAGAAGTATCCGATGGGACGCTTACATCCTTTGTAAACGAGAGCTTTACCTCAAGCCTACCACTTGATGTGGCGGATTCAGCGGCGGCAGCTTACGGGCTACGCAACCTTAGCTCTAGCTATACAGGTAATGTTGTAGAGGTTCGTCGAGCCTCAGGCGACCCTTACTCTGCTTCTAGTAGGCGAAAATTCACGGCGGCTGAGGTTAGCGATGGGACGCTTGTTAGTTTTGTTACTGAACCTATCCCAAAAACATTAAACGCATTGCCATTTGGTGAAGGTTCAACTTGGGATGTAACGGTTGTAGATAATTCTAATTATACGTTTGATTGCAACAACAATACTTCTACGGTCGGCTGTAGAATAATTTCTACTAATATTCCTGGAGGAACTAAGTATAGGGTAGAATTTAATCTTACGACTAACTCTGGAGATGCTTCTAACTTAAAAGTAAATCGTGTCGCTCCGTTTACTCAGAGAAGTGTAGTAGAAGGGTTCAACTCAATAGAGATTGATTTTGACTCTGAATCTATTATACAGTTCCGTGTAGGCGCAGGAAGTAACGTATTTAACGCTACGATAAGTAACGTCACTGTTACAGCGATTGGTAACGACGGACACGTTAGCACTTGGTATGACCAATCAGGAAACAGCAATAATGCTACTCAGTCAACTGTCGAAAATCAGCCTAAGATTGTTAGTGCTGGGGCTTTGGAATCCGATGGTATTCACTTTGATGGAACTGATGATGCGCTGTCCGCAACAGTATTAAGCAGTATGGCTAATGGCGCAGTATTTTATTTATTTAAAAGTCAAAGCACATCTGAAAATCAATTATTTGAATTTAATAATGGTTCTGTCTATGGAATATCAGCAACAATTAATTCTGATTCAGATGGAAGGTTAGTAACTTCAGCAGATGCTTCAAATGATTCTAGAAATGGACCTGTTTTTGGGGCAACTGGCGTTACAACTAATCAAAAACATCTATTATCTTTAATTTTAGATTCTAATACAGAAATAACAACAGCTACCATTGATGGTTCATCTATGTCATCAGGAGCAAGTCCAACTGGTAGATTTGATGTAGGCACATCAAGGATGTCAATAGGTCAAAGAGGAGATAATAACTTTTCTGAAGAAAACTCAGTATCTGAGGTTATTATATATGACACCGACCAAACAGACAACCGTGTAGCCATTGAAGCTAACATCGGTGAACACTACAGCATTGACCTACCATCTGGTGTAGACCCAG